CTATTACACCTTGATAGCAAGGGTCATATCCATATTCAAGATATGACCGAGGCTTATCTAAAACAAGCAGCAACCTTGTCATCCGATACGGTACAAATTCTATACCCTAAGAAGGGTTCAGCAAAGAGAGTGGATATGATCGTCACCACAAAGAAATTTAAGTTAAAGTGGAATATCAGAAACAAGCAATCTGGTATTGCACCTTCCCACATAATGTGCGATTACGAGTTCCTATAATGATCAGACTCAATCAATTCTTAAACGAAGCAGCAGCGGAGAAAGACCGTCACCTCACCCATATTGAAGATGCGGTGTTGGAAGGCGGTGTAACGGGCACTCGCAATGCAATCAACTTTCTAATCTCATTGAAAGATATGTTTGCTATGAAAGACGAGGAAGACTTGTTATCCGAATCACTCATTCTAAGAACCAAGTTTGATGGTGCACCTGCTCTATATGCTGGTATCAATCCAGAGAATGGTAAGTTCTTTGTTGGTTCTAAGTCCATCTTTGCTAAGAACGCCAAACTAAACTACACAGTGGCCGACATTCGTGCTAATCATACCGGCGGCCTTGCTGATAAACTAGAAACTGCTCTTAAATATCTACCTGCACTAGGTATCAAAGGTATTGTTCATGGTGACTTTATGTTCTCCAAGAGCGAGTTAAAGACCGAAATGATTGATGGTAAGAAGTATATTACTTTCAGACCAAATACCATTACATATGCGGTACCTGTAGACTCGCCAATGGCCAAGGACATACTCGCTGCACAGATGGGTATTGTGTTTCATACCTCATATTATGGTAAGACTATGCAGACCCTACAAACCCATTTCGATTTTGACATTGGTACTCTAAGAAAGAGTAAGAATGTATGGTTCCGTTCCAATAAGTTTGCTGATGTTACTGGTCGTGCTACTCTAACCAAGTCGGAGAACGCCAGACTTACCTCACTACTATCACAGGCCGGTTCTCTATTCAGAACCATTCCATCTTCACTACTCAATGAGATTGCTAATAACTCCACATATCGTATTGACATTATGACTTTCAACAACCAGAAAGTCCGTGCTGGTCAGTCATATGGTAAAGGTTATACCGCAGAACTTATAAGATGGGTTGGAGATAAATATACTAAGAATGTAGAATCCGCTAAGATGCCTGCTACTAAGCAAAAGCGTGAAAACGAGAGGGCAATTATTCTCCGTTGGTATCGTCAACATGCTTCTCAACTGAAAGTCATATTTGACCTACAGAGAATACTGGTAGAGGCCAAGATGCTACTCATTCACAAGTTTAACCAGTGTAATGACCTTGGTACATTCCTACATACTTCTGACGGTGGATATAAGGTAACCACACCAGAAGGATATGTAGCAGCATGGGCCACAGGTGGTGATGCTGTTAAACTGGTCGACAGAATGGAATTTAGTAGAGCAAACTTCCTAGCAGTAAAGAACTGGGGTAAGTAATGGATAAAGAAAAGAAGCCTGTTCCTGTTGTTACCACAATCAAGAAGATTGTCAGACAGGCAAGGAAAAAACAGAAACTAAATAAGTAATAATAAACCCGCAGAGGGAGAAGAATGAAAAAGATTGTATTTACATTTGGCCGTTATAACCCACCAACCAAAGGCCATGCAGAACTAATATTGTATGCGGTTAAGTTAGCACAAAGAACAGGTGCTGAACACCGTATCTATACCTCCCAGTCACACGATGCTTCCAAGAATCCACTGGCACCAAGACAGAAGATGGCGTTCCTTCGCCAGATATTCCCTGGTGTCAACTTTGTGGATGATCCAAGAATGAATACAGCATTTGCTATTTGTAAGAAACTGGCAGATGAAGGTTATGATGATGTGACCTTTGTGGTTGGTGATGATCGTGTAAATGAGTTCAGAACCCAACTTAGCAAGTATGTTAAACCAAAGACTGCTAAAGGGTTTGATCCAAAGATTCACTACCCATTCAAACATTTTCAGGTTGTATCATCTGGTGCCCGTAAGAAAGGTATCTCTGGTACAGACCTAAGAGCAGCAGTCCGCAAGGGTGACTTTGTAACATTCGCCAAGGCATCTGCTGCCGGAGATAGATCATTGGCTAGAAAGATATTCTCTGCTACCAAATCACAGTTAAAAGAAGATGTATCAACTGGACTATCTCGCAAAGATTTCCATGAGAAGTTAATGTCCTTTGTTGACTTCACTTGTGATCATCTTGGTATTGATGAACAACCTACCATTCACTATAAAGATGACAAGGGTGAAGGACAACCTTCGTTTGCTGCATATGCACCAGGTTCAAAGCAAGTGTATATCAGCACCAAGAACCGTCATCCAATGGATATCTTTAGATCGGTAGCACATGAGTTAGTGCACCATAAACAGAACCTAGACGGAAGACTAGGTAAGAACATTGCTAAAGAAGGTGCCACAGGTTCTAAGATTGAGAACGAGGCCAATTCTGAAGCAGGTAAGGTCATGCGTTATTATGGTAGTTTGAATCCAAGTTACTTTGATATGCAGTATGTGACCGAGAAGGCCATTGTGCTTGCTGGTACCCCTGGTTCTGGTAAAGATAAGATTTTGAAAGAGGCCATTCTACCTTGTGGTTTCACAGAGATAAATGCGGACGAGTTCCATAAAACTACATTAGAAGGTAATGTGGTTATTAATGGTTCATTCGATTATGATAGAGCAAAGGGTATCAAGGAGTCACTTGATGCCAGAGGATATGAAACGATTATGGTATTTGTTAATACCAGCAACGAGGTTTCTAAACTAAGAAACGAGGCTCGTGCTGGTAAAGGTCGTGTAATTGCAGAAGGTACCCGCTTTGGTAAGTGGAAGGCTGCTCAAGACGCACTAAACAAATACGACCAGTTATTTGAGAAGGTCATTGAAGTTAAGAATGACCTAGACCTAAACCAATCAGAAGCAGTTATTCAGGAAACTTATGATAAACTAATCAAATCAGTCTCACAAGAGATTGACCAATTTGTCACAACTGATAATGATATTAGATTCCAGTCTATGTTGGAGGGATATACAGACTTTTCTCCAAACAATAGAAAGGTATTGGTTGGTGGTGCAGGTAACTGGGGAACCCAGAAACTAACAGATAGATATGCACATGATACCCCAGGTCAAGAACCTGGTCCACCCAAACCTATGAGAGTATTAGAATTGAGACAGAAAGTAAGCGCAAGCGGAGGCCTATCTGGCGCACCTATTGGTGGCGACAGAATAGGTGATGAAGCAGGACTACCAAAGAGTCCTGGATTCGGTGATAATCAAAGCATTGATACAACCGGACTAGATAGACAGATTAGTAGACAAAGACTAGATCGTTGGATGCAAAGTGAAGAAACCAAAAAACGTTTCAAAGCACGTTATGGTTCTCTTTCAGAACAGAAGATGAAGGAGACTGCTGAAAAGTTAGTCAGAATGGAAAGTCTAACTGATCCATTTGATTCAGGTAGTGGGTCTGTTCCTGCTACCACCGGCAATGACGAAGTTCGCCCAAATATGGTAGCGGCAGATCAAGAAAAAACGGCAATGTTCGGTAAGAAGAAATTTAAAAAGACTAAATAATAGGATATATTATTCCAATTTAACTAACAAGGAAAATTAAAATGTTTGGAAACAATCCATTTCTAACAAAGAAGGACCCTCTAGTTCAAGCGGTTATGGAAGCAAGAAAAGAGGGTGACCTACGTCGCCAGGCCGAGTCCCTTGTAAACGAGGAGTTCGGTGTTTATTCTCGCAAGGCAGTCATTCGTGAGAACCTTGCTGCTTATGATGCCCGTCTTGAGGAAGCATATAAGGATCTCAAAGAAGGCAAGCCTAATGATGGCAATCTTGCTAACAACTATCCTCCATATGACAAGGTTACCCGTGGTGACGTTGTTGCCGGCCGTCTCGGTAAAGACCAGATGGGCGGTAAGAAAAAGATGGAAGAAGAACAGATTGACGAAATCAAGCAGAGTAAAGAAAAACGCTATGATAGTATTATCAAAGCATTTAAGACTGCACCAGGACAGGTAGGTGGACAGTCAACTCGTGAACGTGACGCTGCTATTACCAAGCATATGGGTGGAGATGTTCATAAAGGTGAAATCCGTCGTGCTATGAAAAGACACTTTCATACAAAGGGTCTTATGGAAGGAGAAACTGATTACTCCGCACAGGATCGTG